CATGCCAGCCATGTTGCTAATCTTGTCAGACATGCAGTTCAACCAATGCGCTCGTTTCGACGACAACGCAATGGAAATGATCGGACGCAAGTTCGAAGCCGCAGGCTACAGCATGCCACAAGTTGTTTTCTGGAACCTAAACAGTTCAGACAACGTGCCTGTTAAGGCTGACAAGAGTGGTGCCGCATTGGTAAGTGGATTTAGTCCATCAATCATGACTAGCTTGCTAGCCGCTGATTTGGATCAATTCACTCCAGAAGGCATCATGCTCAAGACTGTAATGAGTAATCGTTACGCTCTGTAAGTTACGCTGACCCGCCTTAGCTTCATGCTGAGAATCCAGCGTCCGAGGTACACGAAATGTGGGATAAACTGTGTATCCGGGGTTTTGGCAAGTTTCCTAACACAAAAAAACTTGCCACTAATTCGTTGCTTTTATGCAACATCATCCTTGTCAGCGTAGGTTGACAAGGATTCTTTTTGATGTTATAATATACACATACTAGCAAAACAGGAGCAGAAAATGGGTTATCGTGTATTGGGTAAAACTGAAGATATTATGCAAGGTTTCCAAAGCCGTAAAGGTTTGGAAGGACCATTTTATTTTAACGGACGTATCCTTTACTATGATCCAAAAGAAGGCAAATACTGGGATCCACGAACGGATTTCTACGTGCCACACAGTGAATATTTTGAACTTGTTGGATTGATGGTAAAATAATAGTTAGGACATGACATGAGAAAATTAGCAACCATTAGGAAAATTGATGCACTGCGTCCTATCCCGGATGCTGATGCTATCGAATGTGCAGTCGTGGGTGGGTGGACGGCTGTAGTTAAAAAGGGTGAATTCAAAGCAGGCGATGTAGCAATCTACTGCGAAATCGATTCTTGGATTCCCCACGCACTGGCCCCATTCTTGAGCAAGGGCAAGGAGCCGCGAATGTTTGACGGCATTCAAGGCGAACGTCTGCGTACAATGAAGCTTCGCGGCCAACTGAGCCAAGGTCTGCTTCTTAGGTATTGGGATTTTCCTAAAGTAGTTGAGGCATTTCATAAGACTCGCTTGGCGTCAGATGAGCCGTTCGATGTCACTGAAATTTTGGGTATCGTAAAATACGAAGCACCAATTCCTGCACAGTTAGCAGGAGAAGTCAAGGGCATGTTCCCAGGTTGGATCCAAAAGACTGACCAAGAACGTGTTCAAAACTTAACAGAAGAATTTGACTACTGGCTCAAGGAACAACATGTTTGGGAAGTTACTGAAAAGCTGGATGGCAGCTCAATGACGGTGTACCTACGTGATGGTGAGTTTGGAGTGTGTAGCCGTAATCTTGAACTCAAGCCCAGCGAAACCAACAGCCTGTGGAAGGTTGCAGTACGCAATGATTTGGAATTGAAGCTTCGCCGCGCCAATCGTAATATTGCACTACAAGGTGAGTTGATTGGAGAAGGTATCCAAGGTAATCCATACAAGCAAAAAGGACAAGAATTTTTCTTGTTTGATATCTACGATATTGATACCAGCAAATATCTAACTCCTGCTGAACGTAATGCATTTGTTGAAGAACATGATATCAAACATGTGCCTGTGCTGGCATTTGGTGCTGAATTGTGGGATACTTTAGGTATCAACAGCATTGACGGAATTCTAAAATTTGCAGAAGGCAAATCAGTTATGGGAATGATTGGCTGTGAACGTGAAGGTCTTGTGTTTAAAAGCAAGGCCATGCAATGTTCGTTCAAGGCAATTTCAAATAAATTTTTATTAAAGGGTGGTGATTAAAATGCCATGGATTGAAAATATACCGTTGGAAAATGTAGCAAAAGCTCAGCATCATGCATGTGGTGCTAACAGTATGCTGATTCAAATTTCGGATCATGACATGGCATTTCCTAAACCCAAGCACGAATTCAAAGAAGTCCACCAATTTACATTTTTAGACATTGAAGAAGACGGCATGACCAATACCGGTGATGGCAAGACTATTGATTTGAGTGAGTTTGCTATCACAGACGCACAGGCACAAGAGCTGGTTCGCTTGTTGAAACATGCTTGGGAAAATCGTATGAATGTTGTGGTTCACTGCCATGCAGGCGTTTGCCGTAGCGGCGCAGTAGCAGAAGTTGGTGTCATGATGGGCTTTGCAGATTGCGAACGTTTTCGTATTCCTAACTTATTGGTCAAGCACAAAATGATGCGAGAGCTGGGTTGGACTTATGACAGTGAAGAAAAGTCCTATGATGTGCATGGCACTGCAAATGAATGGGGCCTTATAATCCCAAACAAAAATCACGAAGGAGATATCTAATGTATCTATGCAAAGAAGAAGTTCAAAAGATTTTGAACACAATGGATCTATTTCCAGAGGCTACCAGTTTTGAGTTGCTACAAGATGCCAGCAATGGCATTGGTAGTACAACAAGCCTGATAGTACATACTACAATTAATGGGCTAGATGGTGAATTTAAAACTGAAATTAGTGGAGTGGAGAATTGGTAATGCATTACACAAACACAGACAATCCAATTGACTTTCCAAAAGTTAGTAGTAAGCCAACGTGTTATCAACTTATTGGAGTGCCGGCCTCAGGCAAAAGTACTTGGATTAAGGATCAAGACTGGATGTTAGGCCTGACTATAGTTTCTACAGATCCTTTTGTAGAAGATTATGCAAGAACACAGGGTAAGACCTATACAGAAGTGTTTGCTGAATACATGCCCACGGCCATTGGCCTAATGGCCGAACAAGTTGTGTTTTCACGTGAGCACGGTCATACTGTGATTTGGGATCAAACCAGTACCACAGTTAAAAGTCGTGCTCGTAAATTTAATATGTTACCAGACTACGAGCATATTGCTGTAGTATTCCGTACTCCCAATTTGGATGTACTCAAGGAACGTTTGGCCAGCCGTCCAGGTAAAGATGTTCCTTGGGAAGTTGTACAAGGTATGATTGATAATTGGGAAGAGCCCACAGAAGAAGAAGGCTTTACAGAAATTTGGTATGCTTGACAAACCCAAAATTTGATGTTATACTATATCTATCGTAAACAATAAAGAAAGAAACAGAAATGTGTACAACTGATCAATGGAGAATTGCACAAAGGCCGTTAGCAGAATATGCTTATAGTCTTAAAAAGAAATACTTTCAAACATTTGGTACTAGTTACGAAGCGTTCATGAATTTGTATGATTTGGGAGAGGTTCAATTAAGCAGTGTATTTGAAAACTTGTTAGTTGCTACTAGGAACAGATTAAACAAGCCTACACGCAAAGTTGCAGGTGATCGATTTGATTTTGTTCGAGTAGACTCATTAGGACGAGAAACTCCGTTAGGAGATATGAAGACTGGTGTGTTGCAAAAAGATGATACAAGGTATACTGCTAGGCGATACGTGATAGCCAGTGTAGAAAATAAATTAGGAAAGATCTACATTATTGGTTGGAATTGGATTACTAATAAACCAAATTTTTTCTGTATCCCTCCAGATGAGTTTGATAAACACCCTAAAGCGGGTTATAAGATCCCAGTAAATCCTACAACTGGTGAGCGGTCTGGTGGTTGGTACAATGACAACTGTGCCTACGACAATTGGGAAGAAATGTGCGTTGCTTAAGACATATTAATTGACAAAGCCAAAATTTGATGTTATAATACTACATTAAACAGTGAAAGGCATAAAATGGCTGGCAAGGCAAAATCAATTTACCTAACAGTAACTACGTTGGATCACAAATCAGTTTTTCATCGTATGTTTTTCAATGCAAACGAATTTAATGCGTTTGTTAAAACTGAAGAATTTAAAGCAAAGTATCCAATAACAGAATTTAAAATTGTAAAAGAAACTTATTAAGGAAAGGAGCAATATATGCCTAGCGTATTTTTAGTCAGCGACACACACTTTGGACACATGGGTGTATGTCGCTTCACACGTAACGATGGTGTTACAAAACTTCGTCCATGGGACTCAGCAGACGAAATGGACGAAGCCATGGTCAAGTCTTGGAACGAGAGAGTCAAGCCCACTGACAAGATTTATCATTTAGGTGATGCAGTTATTAACCGCAAGGCCTTAAAGACATTGGGACGTTTAAACGGCGACAAAGTTTTGATTCGTGGTAACCACGATATCTTTAGGGACGACGAGTATCGTTTGTACTTTAGAGAACTTAGAGCTTATCACGTTATGAACGGTATGATTCTTAGCCATATTCCGTTACATTCGGATTCAATGGGCCGCTTTGGTGTTAACATTCACGGACACTTACACGCAAATCGTGTGCGTAAAGCCCGTGGAGTGGATGCCAAGACTGGTGAAATCTTGTACAGTGACAAAATTGATCCACGTTACCATTGCGTCTGTGTTGAGCAGACTCCGGACTTTGCACCTATATTGTTTGAAGATGTCATCAAACGCATCGAAGCAGAAGGTGGATCGGTTGGATTTAAAAACGGTAACGGTCCAACTATGTAAACGGTGACTTAGGTCACCGTTTTTTTTGACTAAATTAGTAAAGTGTTGTATAATTACTATGTAGTCGTGAGTGCAATTGGTAGACCTCCTCCAAAGTCCTTAGGGACTGCGGAGGGTCCGGCGGGTGACATTGTCATGCTTTGTAGGTTCGAGTCCTACCGACTACACCATTTTTAACACAGGCACAGAAAGGCACAGTATGAAGAAGGCAATTGCAACACTATTAATGTTACCGTTAATGGCCAATGCACAATGGAGTTTTGATAACAGTGGTGGTCGAGTTTTTGACATGAGCAAAAACATAACCAAAAAGACTACGATTGAATTAAAATATGTAGAGCCAACAGACATACAAAAAACTTGCGATACACTAAGCCGCAAGTTTGGCAATAACGGTTACAATTACGGAGTACTGGCATGCACATTTTTCTGGGATGACAAATGTGTAGTTGTTGTACCTAAAAAGGTAGACATGAGAACTGTTGGACACGAAATGATGCACTGTTTCCAAGGAGATTGGCATGCCGGAAAAAATGAATAAAATAGCAAGTAGTCCAGAGCGGAATACCTTCCAAAAAGAAGGCGCAATTGCACGGGCAAAAGAAAAGGGTGAAGAGCCTAACCAAGCCTACATTGACATGTGGGATCAAATCAAGATTGATGACGCCAACAAGATCCACGATCCTAAATGGCAAAAGCACAACATGGAGTACGATCTCCGCAGTAGCAAAGAACTATGTGACAAAGTTAAAGAGTCAGACAACTATGCTCAAAATTTATATGCCGCTATGTGTAACATGGATTGGCAAAGTAGAGATTTTTGGCAAGAGCTAAAAGGTAAAACTTGGTCGTGCAGTTGGCGTCATGCTGGCGGCATTGTTGCTGACATGCAGGAAAAGGGCGACTACATTGATTGGTACTGTAGTGGCATTGGCAATAAAGAATCTGGTTTTGGTCTGGATCATTATGAGCCTACTACGGATCCGGAAGGACGTGACTATGTACCCGAAGGTCAAGTAACTGAAGAAATTGAATTGGACCTAAACCGGTTGGGATGGAGACCAATTCCTTACAACGATGAAGAATTATAAAGTAAATACTATTATGGAAAAACTAACATTTTTAGCAGAAGAAATATTTGAAGACATTCCTGGAGATCCAGATAATGTCATAATGAAAATCCCACCAGAAATCCTAGAACGGAATGGATGGAAAGAAGGTGATACTTTAAATATCAAAGTTGAGGACGGTGCTATTGTGATCTCAAAAGCATGAGTAAAGAGTTGATTGAACTCACGGGTGCGGTCACAGAAGTATTACCCAATAATACTTATAGGGTCAAAGTAGATAATATGGAGCATGTTATGTTGTGTTATTTAGGTGGTAGACTTAAACAGCATAAAATTAAAATAATTTTAGGCGACAAAGTTAAAATTGAAACTAGTGCTTATGACTTGACCAAGGGCAGAGTAACCTATAGGTTATAATCATGAACAACATACTGGAGCAGGTTAACTCTGTATGTACTGTTATAAGAAATAGTATCAAGTACCCAACAACTTTTAAAATACTTTTAAGTAAAACAAGAAAAGTATTCAAAAGTAAAAACTTTGATCTTAAAATAAAAACCAAAAGACAAACATTTTTAAATCACGAAGAATTTTATGTCAATGCATATTATGATGCAGACGACGACAAGCATAATGAAACTCCAATTGAAGTATTGGTATTTCATAATTTTGATAAAAACGAAATTTGGGACAAGCAACACACTACTGACATGTTGGTACAAATTTTTGATGCAGTGGTACACGAATATAGACATCAAAGACAAAGTCGCAGTAGAAATTATGTGACATTCTCCCAGCACCCACTAACTCCCTATAACGAATATCTTTCAGACCCTGATGAGCTTGATGCGTATGCTTTGAGCATTGCCATTGAACTTTGTAGGAATTTGGGCAAATTTCGAGCATTGCGCTATATGCAAAGATTGAGTTATTTGAGTAAATTCAAAATCAAAAATCAATTTGTCAGTCCAAATTTAAACGCCTATGTGCAACATTTTGGTGGGGTAGATATTCCTATAATAAAACGGTTGTCCAAAAAGGTATATATTAGACTGAAAAAGATTGACACAGACTACGTTTTCGTGTAAAATACATAGTATATTAACTCATGTAGCGAGCGATCAATGGCCAAAAAAGAATTCCCCATGCAACAGGTTCTAGAGCTGGCCTGTGCGGCACAACGAGTTAACGGTACATATCTAAAAGAAGCAGAGGGTGTTCATAGCTCAGACGGTGTTTACATGTACACCAAACAACCCAACAAGATGCAGATGTTGTGTACGCTACTCCCAAACAATTGGACCGCTGATCCCAAAGATGCTCCCATGCCTCTTAAAATTTTACAAGAAGATATTGCTCAAGCAGTGGACATTAAAAAGCATTTTCGAAAATTCATGTTTGCCGCAATACAGGGTGAGAATGAATTTCAAACAAGTATAAATGCAATTCTTTCAGGTGAAACTGTTCAAACAAATCAGTTTGGATACATGGCATGTTTACCCAGTGTGTATGTTCGAGATGTTGCACAGACCAAAGTTAAACGGGCCGCAAGTCAAACTGAGGGAGGTTATTTGGCAGAAATTGGTAACACAGTTAAAGACTTGGATGCAGAAATTATTTCATCAGTTAAGTCAAAAAACTTTGAAGGTTACAATATAGATGCTATAATAAGCAATAAGATGGCGTCCTGGCTCAACAAGACCAATTTAGATTTAGGGCCATGTGTTGTTGTCAAGGCCAAGGTAAAGGATCATACTAAACACTGGAAACATCAAAATGATGTGACTAGACTTAATTTTGTAAAGGCGGCGCAATGAGTAGAGAAAAACACAAACCTTATCAATGGATTGATGGCGAAACTGCGGATCGTATTACTAGCCTCAATTTAAAAGACTATCGTGCATATCTTAAAAAAGAATTGAAGATGTGGAAAGCCAATCCAAAAAGCGATGCTAATCCAGATGGACATTGGATGCACGATCAAGATGTGGGCATCAATATACGTACTATAGCGGCATTGGATTTGATTATTAGTCATTTTGTAGTAACAGAGGACGATATAAAATGAATATTACCGGTCATCAAAGCAACATTAGAACTATTCGACAGGGTGATCCCAAGTTCACGCTCACAGACAAATTTGTTACTTGTCCAAGAGCTGGATTTGAAATTAGTCAACGATGCCCTGAGAATTATCGAAGTTTGATTCAAGAGTGTATTCAGCATGGTTGGATCAAACCAGTGGCACACGTATATGGAAAAGAACTAACAATGGACGCAATGAGATGAAACAAGAACTAGATAAACTGCTATGTGAGAAGTATCCAAAGATGATGGTGAACCGCAACAAGAACATGCAGGAAACTTGTATGTGTTGGGGATTTGAATGTGGCGATGGTTGGTTCAATATACTAAATCAGCTTATGGGCAATATTCAACATCATATTGATTGGAAAGAAAAACAGCGCAAGTGGGCCATGGAATACAACGAAATGGCCGCACAAGCAAAAGCTGGAAACTTTGACTTGTTTGAAGCCAGCATGAAAGATCTAACCAATCCTGAGTACAAAGAAAAACGTCTTAGTGAAATTGTTGCCGGAGACTTTAGAACTGTACCAGAATCAATTGCGCAAGTGACCTTGGACCAAGTTAAAGAAAAGTTTGGTACACTGAGATTTTATTACAGTGGTGGTGATGATTACATCAGCGGACTTGTTAGCATGGCAGAAAGCATGACTGGAGTCACTTGTGAAGAATGTGGCAACCCTGGCGAAAGTCGAGGCGGTGGCTGGATCCATGTTTATTGTGAACCTTGCGAAGAAGCACGTGAACTAGCACGTAAAAAACAAGATGAAGAATGGGAAATGAAACAATTACTTAAAGAAGGAAATGAACAATGATTACGATGAAAGAATGGATGGAATTGGTTGACTATAAAATTACTGAAGGCAGTGATTACATGTGGTCGTGTTATGGTCCTAATGCCTATACATTGGACAGTTGGAATGGTGTCCATGGTGAAGGCGGATATAGTTTTAGCATTATCTTTAGCACTAAGAGTCAAAAGGTCTACGAAGTTACCATGTGTGATTATACCAATGATCGTGCTTATCGTATGATCAATCCTAAAAATGTTGAGAAACATCGTAAGGAATCCAAGCATAGAAGTGTACTAGAAAATCAAGCATGGGATGATGTCAACTATATTGATTTGGATGTTGATGATGATTTTTTCCAAAAAGCACTGGCCATTAAAGACGGTGAGAAATATGACACAAGAGTGCAGATTCCGGTTGACTTTTCGGACGAAGAGCTGTTACAATATATGAAACTGGCGCATGATCGTGATATGACATTTAACGAATTTGTTGAAGAAGCATTGCGTTGTGCTATTGAAGATGTTGAAGCCGGGCGCCTTACAAAAGAAGACGCTCAGAACTGGTTAGAGGGAAAAGATGAGGATTAAATTGGTTAGCGATCTCCATTTGGAGTTCAGTGACATTAACATTGTTAACGATCAGAACTATGATGTTTTGATCCTTGGCGGCGATATTATGATTGCCCAGGATCTGCACGACCATATGGAACTTCCTAGCTATAACATGTATGGCGTTATCCCAGACCTCAGTCGCAAGCAAGAACGTGTGCAACGGTTCCGTGATTTCTTCAAGCGTTGCAGTTTTCAGTTTCCCCATGTAATATACATCATGGGCAATCACGAATTCTATCATGGCAAGTTCTATGCGGCTATTGATTACATGCGTGAAGAATGCGCCAAGTATCCCAACATTTACATGTTAGAACAGGATACTAAGATCATCGATGATGTTGTGTTTGTGGGTGGAACACTGTGGACTGATATGAACAAGCGTGATCCACTTACAATGCATGCCATTGTGGGTATGATGAACGACTTCCGTATCATTCGTAACGACTTTAGAAACTATGCCACTATGAGTGCGTTGGATGTTGCTATTAGACATGACAAAACGCTGGCCTATATCAAACTTATTGTTCAAGAACATAAGGACAAAAAGGTTGTGGTTGTTGGACATCATACACCTAGTTTCCAAAGCTGTCATCCAAGCTATGCAAACGATCAATTGATGAACGGTGGCTATCACAGTGAGCTAAGTGAGTTTATCTTGGATCACCCGCAGATTGTGTTGTGGACACATGGACACACTCACCATCCGTTTGATTATGTGATTGGTGAGACTAGGATTGTATGCAACCCACGTGGCTACCAAAACGATGGTTACAGCGAGGACACTGGCTGGAACCCTAATATTTTATTGGAGATTTAAATGACAGATAAAACACTATCAGCACCAGAGATGGTATCAGTATCAGAAATGTTGAGACAAACTGCTCAAAATACATATGCTTTGCTAAACAAAATGGCAAATCATATTGAACGTTTGGAATCAGAAAATGCCGATATGAGACGGAGACTTAGCGATGACCTTAAGTGAAAAAGATTTTAAACTTTTTAAAAAATGGCTCACTGGTCATCTTAAGTTTGGCCCAGTTACATTAACATTTACCAAAAAGGATGGCAGTGACAGAGTAATGAGATGCACTACCAATCCCACTTATATCATGTTTAAAGATCCTAGCATACTAGAATCAAGAAGTGATAGAAAAGTAAACGAAGATGTAATGCCTGTTTTTGATTTAGATGCAAGTGGTTGGCGCAGTTTCCGTTGGGACAGTATTAAAAGTGTAGCATTTACCATTGGAGAAGAAGATGAGCGAAATAAAGAGATACAGTGACACATGTGAAATTGCCAATGTTTCCAACGATATGCTCGTGGGGGCAGTAGTTCAAAATTTTAAAGAAAACGAATCATTGCATGTGATACTTAATAAAAGTGTAAAGTTAACATTAAAATGGAATGGTCGGCTTTATGAAGGTCGTGTGGCCGGAATGGACTTTACAAGTGCCGGCCCCTCAGTAAGTAAAACACAGACTGGTATTAGAGGTTAAGATGGCCAAGAAGAAAGTTAACAATGCCTATATGGCGTATTTTGATACGGTGGGATTTGAATGGATATTTGATGTCACTGACTATGAAAAAAAGAAGTTTTGGGCAGTGTTA